TGATGAAAAAGAGTTATAAATTGCAGGAACATCAAAAGTAATAGCTGTTGTTGTACGTGCTATTGCATAAGGTTGTCTTAAATCCAATTGCGTTTGAATAGCACTTGTAACTCCCCTTACAGTGGCTAATTCTGTTAAATTAGGATAAATTGTAGTATCTAAACCGCTAACTGAACCGCCTGAACTTACAGATAGTATTAATGGAGTTCCTGTTGCTGGTATTGAAATATTAGAAGAAAACGTCTTTGCTCCTGCTATTGTTTCAGTTCCTGTATTATTTACTTTACCATTTAATTGCGTTTGAATAGAACTAGTTGCATCGTTAACAGTTTCTTGAGCATCCGTTTGATAGCGTTTATTTACGCTATCAGCTATGTCATCAGTTGTTAAAACAACAACTCCTATTTTACCATTTACAGAATCTACACCAGTTGAAAATGTGGTTATAATTTCAGATAAATGACTATCTTCAGTATGCATAGTTATTGTTTTACTGCTATTAATAACGTAAAACCTAACAGCAAGCCTATCAGTCGCAAGCAAGACAGTATAAGGTACTGCTAAAGCTGTTAAATATAAATCAATAGATGTGCCTCCTGTAATATATTCTGGAGTTGCCGAATTTGATGCTAATAATGTTAATGTAGCTCCATCGTATTTATACAGTTCAATATAAAATCTAGGACTACCCCCGTTTGAATTAGCACTAAAATATGTTTCAAAATTCCAATTTCCTGCTGGAATTATTAATCTATTTGGGTCTGCAACATCTGTTAAAAACTGTGCGATATATCCGTTGGCACTAATAGAAAAATCTGTTCCTGCTCCAATTATAGGAACGCTATTCATTTCATTGTAAGCATTACCACCTATAGTACCTTGACTAACACTACCGTTTAAGTAATACGTTAATGAACCATTACCGCCTCCTGAAATAATTTGCAACTCCCAAACCGCTGCAGTACTTGTAGCATCTTTACAAATATAAAGATCACCATTATCTAATATCCAACGTGAACCAACTATAAAGCCTTTTGTACTATCGTCTGTTGCAGTTGGTGTAATTGCAAAATTATATTTAGTTTCACGTACAGTAAAACCATCTTGTTCTAATACATACAATGTACCCGCTTCCCATTTGTATTCGTAATCTATGGAACATTTTAAAGCTATTCCTTTTGCACCCCCTCGACCCGCATCAGTTACTCCTTTTATAAGTCGAGAACCGTTGTCCATAAAAACGCCATCTCCATCTGAAATTTCTATATTTTCACCTCCTGTAGTGTTACCTAGTACTAAAGTTTCTACTAAAGTTTGTGAACCACCGCCACCGCCTGTAGCACTTACAATAGGATTTAAAGGATCGGTATTATCAACTGTTACATTCGTTCCTGCTACAACTGAATCTATTTTAACATCGTACAATTCAGTAAAATTAGCGTTTGTTTTTTGAAAAGCTACTCTAATTTTATCGCCTGCACCATCGTTTGCACTACTACCTACGTTTATTGTTTGCTTTGCCATTTTGCTCTTTACTTAATAAATATTTTCGTAATTTTTCTTCGTTTTTTACCCTTGCAATATTTGGTTTTTTCTCTTTATTCATTTTTCCAAGTATCAATTTGTACTGTACAATTTTTTCCACCAAACCACCAACTTGAAACATTTATAGGTTTAGCATTTATAATTTCAGAATGCTGTAAATATTCAAGCAATCTGTTATAAACTAACCAACGTTTCATTCTAGTTCCGTAAACTTCCATTTTAGTGCGTTGTTGAACCATTAAATAATCAACCTCTTCTTTGCTTATTGTTTCAGCATTTTCCGCAATATGTTTGTAAATACCACCGTTTGCAACTTGATAAGCACCGATTAAAAAATAATTCTTTGCACTTGCACGAATCAAATAATCTACTAAAAATTTATTGTACAAATCTAAGTACAAACCGCTTAAAGTTTCTGCTTCATAGTCATCTAAAATCTTATCGAATAAAATTTGTCCTAACAATGGCTCTAAGTCTGCTACCTGTGCATCTTCAATGCAAGGTACTAATTTATCATAGTCAATGTTACCATTAAAAGGTGTTTTATCTATTACTTGCTGTGGTGTGATTAGTAGTATCATATATCGTGTGGTGCTATTCCCGCAATTCCTGAGGCTCTGTCTTTAGTAGCTTTGTCGATTGCGATTGGTGATTTTACATCAGGTTTTACATTTTTTATTCTATAGGTTAATTTTTCCCAATAATGCTTACAAGTTCCGCCTGTAAAATTTGCACTTAACAAACCTCCGCCTTTAAATTTCCATATTGAATAAGGATTGTTAGGATTTGGGTGCATACCAAAACCAGCATTTACAACTACATCTCCCATCGCTTCAATATCTTCTCTCCTGTATATTTTATTTGCTGACATCATATTTATACAGAAATCTCTTTCAGGATTTTGATTTCCTGCATAACGGTATCTAAATATGTAAAAATCAGTATCATAAACGCTTTTTCTATAAGGATTTGCACTTCCTGTACTTGCAAATTTATAAGTTATTTTTTCTTCTTCTTCATAATCGACTGGCTTAGTTTCTATTAACTCGTAATTCTCTAAATCTTCATCCTCACCTAGTTCTATTAACGCATTACCTATCTTTTTTTTTTCGCTTGCCATCTTAACAATAGGAGCTTGAATTATTTTAGGTCTTAAAGGCTCAAAATACAGTTGTAACGTGATATTGTTTTGTCCTAATACATATTCAAAACCATCGGTTAAAGTGTCTTGTAATGGCTTAATAACATTTAACATAGTTTCGTTAAATGCAGTTTCTATTTCATCGGCATTGCTACTGAATCCTGTACCTGATTGTATGCCTAAAATTGCACCACTAACAACTTTATGAGCTGTTAATAATTGCTTTCTAGCTTCTTCTGTTAAAAATTGATATTGTTGGTGTGCGTCTGCAACTTGTACCGCTTCCAAAGTAGTTGCGCTATCCTTATTTGAGTTAAAAGATAATATAAACTTATTTGCGTTTTCTGAACCTGTAAATTTTCTAATTACATTTCTTTCAAAAGCATCTTTAACCTCATCGTCTGTTATACCCTCATTTACATTTATAATATATCCAGCACTCAAACCGTTTTTAATATGATTTATGCAATATACTGAAATCTGTTCTTCTAATTCTGCATAGTTCAAACCTGAATAATAAGATGGTCTTGCAAAATAGAAGTCATTAATAGTATATTCTTTTATTACAAAGATTGTCTTTTTTTCTGTAGTTCCTTGTGTGAAAGCTGGTATTTCTATAGCAGGATATTTACGCAAATCGTTCCAGTTGTAGCTATACCAATAAGATGGAATTTCACCGTATTCATTTGCCTCTGTAGGTACTACTTTATTTTTAGGCAAGTGATTTATTTCTGCTATTTCATTTCCTGTTTTACCTAAAATAATTTCAAAACTAGCTTCGTGAAACAAAGAAAAATCTTTAACTATTTTTTTTACATTATCTTTTGAGAATAGCTTTTGAATAATAGCCATTTGCCCAGCTTGATTTACTGTATAATTAGCAGTTAATCCACGCCCATAAATATAAGAATAGTAAGAATCTAAAATTGCTGAGTTTGTTGGCGAATATTTATATCTGTCAATAACGTAATCATAACCAGAATTATTTTTACCGTTTAAAATATAACTTTTACCACTAGGTTTAAATTCTTGAAATACCTCTGTTATGTGTGAACCTAAGCTAATTGCTCTAACATCTCCCATTTTAATTTATTTTATAATTTTGCAAATCTGTTTGATTTGTTGCAAATGCTTTTCCTCTAAATAATAATTCTGAATCTATGTCATAAACTGCATACTCAAAACTTTCTTGCTCTAAAACTGTTTTTGTTATTTTAAAAGTTAAATAACCATTTAAAAAAGTAGTTTCAATATCTTCAATAGTTTCAGTTGTATTCTTACTTTCATTTTTAATTACAATAGAAATAGTAGGCTCGTTTTTACGTGCTATAATTGTAATTGAATGAGTAGCTTCTGAGGGTTTAAGTATTACCATACTAATATAACGTAGAAATATTGTTTTGTAATAAAAAAGCCTACTAAATTTAATTAGTAGGCTAATATTATTTAACAAAAAGTATTAATCATTCACATAAACTGCTGAAACGATAGCTAATAATGAAGTTACAGCACTTGAGCTTAATATTGGAGCAGTATCTGGCTCTAATGTTTGAAAGCTCATTTTTAATCCGTAAAAACCTCCTAAATCGCCACCTATTTCTCTAGTTCCTGTAGTTTTGTTAGCACCGTTTGCAATTCCAAATAAATGAAATTTACCCATGTTATCTTCAATAAAAATAACACTTCTATCTCTTGATAATAGTTTAGCCTGGTTAACTAAAGGTGCAGTTAAACCTGTTAATACTAAATCAATTTTCGCATCGTAAAAAACCGTTCCGTTATCTACTGAACTTGTTTCAGTTTCCATTGGAATGTTACCTACATTTTTAAGCTCAAATTTAAAAACTTCTGCTAAAGTTCCTATACTTGTAAGCTCTGATGCAGCTACTACAAATTCGTAGTCTTCCCATTTTGCAAAGTAAGCGTTTCTTAAACCTGATGTGTTATTAACACATTCAAGTAAACGACCGCTAGTAATAAAATCACAAGCCATAATTATATATTTTAAATTAAGGCGGTATTTTCAACCGCCTTGTTATTTACTACTATACGAAAGTTGTGTATAACACAATCTCTGCACCTCTTACATACTGAATCCCTGCAGTATAAACCATTTTGTAACGTACTGTTCCGCTCAAATCTGTATCATCCATATCTTTGATACGAACTTCGTTGTGATCGCTTAAAAGACCTGTACCGAAGTAAAGATTTTTCTTTTGGTAAACTACCATAGTTGAATCTGGTAAACCGTTTACTATTTCTAGTACGTAGTTTCCATAACGCAATTGGAAGTCATTACCGCCTACACCGTTAGAAATACCTGCACTTACTAAAGCTTGTTGGTAAAATAAAGCCACATCGTTAGATACTGCAAATACTAAATCTGTTTTACGTCTTAAAGCTACAGGAACTGCTGCCATAACCGCTTCGATTTTAGAAATTACATTCGCTTTTGTTACTGCAACCGCTGTAACATCAATTACGTTAGCATCTAATAAGAATTTAGGAATGAATCCATCAAAATGCCCATCGTCTGTAGCATCACCTACCCAAATATCTGAATCAGTTGCTTGAGCTGTATCTGCTAAGATTTCAACTAATAAAGCACTTTCCTCATCTACTGGCATATTGTCGTTGTGAGCTGAAAAACCCATTGAAGCTGTATCCCAAACGTTTCTGAAATCTTCTTTACAAAGCTCGGCTTCGTTTTTGATTTTCTTAGGCTCTAAAATAACTTCTCCGATAGTTACTGAACCTGCTGGTGCAAATCCACAAGAATAATCTTGTCTACCGTTTCCGTAATCGATTTTACGAATAACTTGTTTAACTGGTATGTTAGGTAATACCGTTACTAAATTTCTTTGAATAGTATCTGCTTCTTTAAAAGCCTTTCCGATAATATCCCCCGCCACCGTTCCTGCATAGGTACTGTTTACTGTTGTTGTTGTTGCCATTTGTTTTTAGTTTTTATTTTTTAATTCGTTAATTGATAATGCCAATCTCCCTCTTGTTGTTTTTGGAGCTTCGGTATTTTGTGATATTGGAGCTACTGTAGTTTTTCCAAGTGCTGGAGTAGCTGACAATTCTGTTTTTAAAGTTTCGTTTTCTTTACATTGCTCTGAAAGTTTAGTTTCAATAGCTGTAAATCTTACATTCAAATCCTCGTTAAATTTAATTAGCATTGAACTAATTGCGTTTTTCAATTCTGCAACGTCTGGAATAGAATTTCCTGTACTCAATTCCTCTACAGGTGCAATTACTTCTTCTACTACTGTAGAAATTTCACCAATAATTCCAATTTCTGCAACTGAAATAGTTGTGCCATCTTCTAACTGATAATCTCCTATTGGTGCAGCTACATTTCCATCAGGTGTAACAAGTGTAATTGTGCCACCAATTGTAGGAACGTCTGTTTCAGTTTCTAGTGTTAATGTACCATCCATAGACTTCCATTGTGCTAGTTTGACTTGTTTACCTAAAAGAGTTTTGAACTCATTTAGTAAATCGTCTTTCATTTGTTTAAAATCCATATTATTCTCAGTTTTAGTTAATATTACTTTTTCGTTATACATTCCCTCGATTGAAAAGCCTGTTCCGTTTTCTTTGCAAAGTTCCCATTGCTCTTTATCTTCAATCTTCATAGCTACAACCCAACTACCTATTGGTGCATCGATACCGTATAAAGCTGTTTTATCTTTTTGCAAATCTTCAACAATCCAACTTTCTACTATCGTACCGCTTAAAGCTAGTTTAGAATGTTCTAAGTTTGCATTACTTTGATTACCTTTTTTTAAATATAATTCGGATGCTCTTTTTATAGTTTCTTTTGAAAAGAAAACATTAAACTCCTCTTTAGTATCTTCATCAAATCTGTAAATCTTTTTTTCAGGAATCATTGCAACCCCTAATAAGATTTGTTTTTCGTTGTCAATCTTTGCGAATGAAACTCTTTTTTCTTCTGAAAGCATTATAAATTGACTTTCCATTGCTGGCGAACCAACTACAGAAATAGCATCAATTCCTTGTACTTCTTCATCCGATAAAATCAATTCGTATAGTTTCATATTAATATAACGTATAAATTATTTTTTGTAATATTCTTTTTTGTATATTTTTTTAATTACCCTCCAAAAGTACTTGTCTGTACCGCATTTCTATCTAAGCTTTGTTGAGTTGTAACATCGCCAGCTACTACATAAGTTTTAATCGGTTGCTTTTGTTGGTTTGCTATTGTTTGCGAAAGTTGGTTAGTTGATGACTGACCTACTATGTTAAATTGTGGCGCTGAACTACCACCGCCCCCGCCTGCAGGATTTGAACCACCACCCGATGCAGCACCTCCACCACCTAAAGCAGCTAAACCTTTTGCAGTTGCAGCTACGTTTGCAGCTATTCCAATCCCTGCACTTACTTTATTTAATATAGACTCTGTTGCAGCTAAAGCAGCACCACCCGGAATCAAAGCATATTTTAATCTAGCTGCTGCATTTGCAGCTTGTGTATTAATTATAATTTTAGAAATACCTATCGCACTTTCTGCTATTAATGCAGCTCTTTGTAAATCCTTATTTTTTTCGCCTAAAGACTTTGCTAAACCTACTAAATCGCCTAAAGCATTTAAGCCTTGAAGTTGTATAGCTACTTTTGCATCTGCTACAGTTTTAGCATCTGCTATTTCTTTGTCATTAATTGCTTTTTGTTTATCAGCTTTATCTTTTTCTGTTTTAGTATTTAATTCAGATTGAAGTATTTTATATTTTTCATCTAGTGATAATTTTAATTTAGCTTTTTCCTCTTCAGTTTTTGCAACGTTTTCTAATTCTTTTAAATCTCTACTTTTTTGTAAATCTAGTTTTTGCTGGTCTGTTGTAGCAAGTAAGTTTTCAATATCTGTAGCATATTTATTTTCTAAATCTAATAATGCTTTTTTATGTTCATCAATAGATTTACGTTCTTCTTCATTTATTTTTTTAAGAAAGTCTTTTCTGTCTTTAACAGACAAATTTTGGTCATTCTTTACTAATTCTCTTTGTTTGTCAAATGATAGTTTAGTGTCTTTTAACTTTTCTTCTATAATTGCTTTCTCTGCATCTTGTCTTTCTTTTAGTGCTGTTTTTTGTGCATCAATAGCCTCCTTTTGGTCTGCAGTTTCTTGTCTTAATAGCATTTTTCTTTGCTTATTAAGTTTTATTCCTGTCATTGCGTTTTCGGTTTCAGCTCTATTTAAATCAATAGTTAAATCTCTTAACTCTTGTTTCTTTTTCTTTTCAGCTTCTCCACCTAATGCTTTTGCTTTTTCTTGTGCTATTTTTAAATCTTCTGCAGCTGTTCTAACTTTTTCTTTTGAAAAAGCATTTTCAGCTTTTGTAATTATATCTAATGCTTTCTTTTTATCATTTATAGATGCAGTTTCATCTGTTAAAATTTCCCTAGATTGAACTAATAATTTATCAATTTCAGATTGTGCAACTTCTTGATTCTTTTTTGCCTTATTATTTGCTTGTTGTCTTTTTTCTAAATTTTTAATAATTGTAAAAGTAGTTCCATCAGATGCATTAGCTAATTGCTTAAAACTTTCTGTAGCTTCTCCATTTGCTTTTGCAATATCTTCTGCAGCTCCAGCAAAATCTAAAGTTATGAATTTATAGGCTGCAGTAGTTACATTTATTAAAGCTCTACCTAATCCAAAAATAGCATCTTTTACTTGTTCTCCTACTGCTGAAATTCCTGCAAATACTTGTTTTATTTCTTTACCTCCAGCTATTGAACTTTGAAAAGCTTCATACAAAAACTTTAAAGAAATAACAACCGCTGCAATAATAGCACCAACTGGATTGGCTACTATTTCCCACATTTTTAATAATAAACTATTTGCACCTTTAGCAGCTCCAGCAAAAGCAGGATTTAAACCAGCTATTCCATCGGTAATACTTGTAAGTTTACCTTTTAGCATATCGGATTTACTTAACGAGTTTGTTAAGTTTTGACCTCCTTGACTAGCTTCATTTAATCCTCTTGTAATATTATTAATTTGACTTTGTGCATTTGGTGCAATTACGTCAATCTCTATTGTTTTCTTAATAGCCATCTATATGAGTTTTTAAATAATTCTTTAAACGTTCTTGGAAATCTATAACCTCCTTTTGCAATATGTATATTTTCTGTAGTGTTATGCCACTCTTGAAACTGTAATAATTCTATTATATCCCTTATCATAATTGTTGTTGTGTTATTGTTATTGTGAATGAATCACCACCAATACCTACTGATAAATCCATACTTCGATCCGTTGTACTTTCATCAACTTTAATTTGTAAATAATCTGTTGTTTGTCCTAATTCTCTTTCTAAATTAATCCAACCTATGCCATCTCCTGTGTCAATTTTCTCAACTAAATAAGGCGAATTTGCACTAATTTTACAGTCGAAATCTTGCCTAGCATAACTCACTAATAAGTTTTCATATTCAACACCGTTTGGAATAGGTGAAATGTCCGCTAAATAAATATAAGTCATATCGGCACTTAATAAAGTAGTATCTGCTGAATAGTCTACTGTATCGGCTGTTAATGGTATGTTTGAATTTACCGAAGTAAAAGGCAACCCGATATAATTTAACAACTCTAAATCTACATCGCCTGTACTCAGGTTTGTTTTCATCGAGTTAATAATATAGGCTTTGTCATCAATAACTATCCTATCATTTAAGTTTAGCCTTATAATTATTCCAATAGGTAAATTAGCTTTCCAGTTTGAAATTCTTCGCTTAGTTGAGTATAAATCTGAAATGTAATCTTGCCAAAAGTTTGAGTATAAATTTCTAGGTATTTCAGAAAATATAAATGTACTTGGATCAGTTGAATAGTTTACACTATTAGAAACTTGCTCTAAAATAAAATCGTTTTCAGTTGAGGTTAAATAAGTATAAGTTAAGTCTGCGTGTCCGTTTGCTTTAATTGGTATATCGTAATTTTGAAAACCACACTTATAAAATATGTAAGGTTTGCCTATGTAAGGAGCGTAATTTTTATCTAATGATAAACCAACTTGAACGTTAGTAATATCATTTGTTGCTTTGTTTGTTAATCTAGAAAATACTAAATTTTCTACTTCGGTTTGTACTTTTAATTCTGCACCGTCGATTTGATAAATAGCTTGCAAATCACCATAACCTAAAATACCGCCTTGATTGTTTCTAAACTGTTCATTTAAAATTTGCCCTGATTTTTGATGCTGAAATAATATATTTTTAAATAATTTAGGTCTTTTAAAATTTACTTCTTTACTATCTATGTACTTTGTTAAGTCTATTAAATTACCTTGGAAATACCAATCATCAAGCGGTAACAAATTGAAACTATTTGAATTTATAGGAACTAAAGCAAGGTTAAACATTTTTATTAGCGATGTAATAAAATCCCTAACTTTAATTTTAGGCATATTAGCTGAAATTGAAATAGGTTCGTCTATTATTTGCTCTGTCATTGTTGCTGATTTTTGCAAAGAACCAGTAATATAACTTTTCATTTCAATTTTAAAAGTAAAATGAAAACTGCCTTGATTTAAAATGTAAAAA